CAGGAACTGAAGATGACCCCGCTGCATTAATTACTGTATATAGAGAAAATGATGGAGAGTATGAAGCAACAGATGTAAAGGTAGGTCATAAGTTCAGCACACTTACTAAGATCAATTCATTAAGAAGTGTTACAACTGTCTTAAAACGTAGTGGTGAAACATCTTTTTCAGAGAAAGACGAAAACACATATGAGTTTAGTTTTAGTTCTGAGTATCCTGTAGAAAGATCCTTTGGAACGGAAATACTAAGCCACGAAACAGGTTCAATAGATTTTGGTAGGTTAAACGGCGGCGTTGCACCAGTGTTATGGAATCATGATATGGATCAGGTTATAGGAATTGTAAGAAATGCATATCTTGATAAAGAAAAGAAAAAAGGTCGTGCAGTTGTTGAATTAAGCAGAAATTCTAAGGCACAAGAAGTAAAAAGAGATATAGATGACGGCATTTTAAGTGCAATTAGCGTTGGCTATCGCATTTTAGAGATGGAAGAACGTGAAATAAACGGATCTAACGCTTTCCTGGCTACTCGCTGGGAGCCACACGAAGTATCGGTTGTGGCAAGTCCTGCCGCACCAGATGTAGGCGTTTCAAGAGGATTAATTGATGAAAGCACTATGCCTAGTGTTAAAAAACAAGATATGATAGACAGTAAGCGTGTATACGCAGCGTCTACTGACGCACAACAGCCCAATTCTAAAAAACAATCAACTATGGAAAAAGAGCAACTTGATCTAGAAGTTGTGCGTAGTGAAGCTACTAAAAAAGCAGCTTCCGCAGAGCGTACAAGAATTAGAGAGATCAACGCAATGTGTTCTAAGCGTGGTTTTAATGACCTAGCAGAACAGTTAATTAACAATGGTTCATCTGTAGATTCATGCAGAGCAGCTATCTTAGAAAGAATAGACGCAAAGCCTGTAGAAACAGCAAAGCCTATTGAAGAGCAGCTTTCACCAAAAGAAAGAGAGCAGTATGCAAGAGACTACAAAATTACATCTGGTTTGAAAGGTCTACTTACAGGAGATTGGTCTAATTCTGGAAGTGGTTTTGCTAGAGAGATTTCACAACAGATTGCTAAAGATTCTCAAAGATCAAATAGCGGTAGGTCATTATTTGTACCTTTCGGAGCATTAGCAAAAAGAGCTACTTATGTAACATCAGGTGCTACTACTGGCGGTAACATAGTTGCTACTGATTTAATGGCTGATGACTTCATTGAAGCACTTAGAAACAGCACAGTTATGGTTGGTCTAGGTGTTCAAACATTATCAGGTTTAATTGGTGATGTTGCGATTCCGAGGAGAAGCGGGGTTTCCAGTACGGGCTACTTATCGAGTGAAACAGGTGCATTATCACAAGCTGAATCAACATTTGACCAGGTCACAATGACACCTAAAACACTTGGTACATTGTCTAAGTATTCTAGAAATATGCTTATACAAGCTACACCAGGTATTGAAGAGCTAGTAAGATCAGACCTACAGGCAGGTATTAATGTTGGTATTGACTTAGGTATCCTTAATGGTACTGGTTCATCTGGTCAGCCCACAGGTATTATGCAGACTTCGGGAATTGGTTCTGTTGCTATGGGTACTAATGGTGGAGCAATCACAGTAGAAGCATTAGTAGATCTAGAAACTGCAATTATGGAAGATAATGCAGGTGTTAACGCTGATTCTATTTCTTATGTAACAAACGCTAAAGTGATTGGTGCATTAAAGAAACTAAGAGCTGGTGGATCTAGTGCTACTGATGGTGCTTTCTTAGTTAATACTGATCTTACAGCGATTGGTAGAGGCGGTACACCATTAGCAGTTAACGGCTATCCTTTAGCAATGACAAACCAAGTACCTAGCAACCTTACAAAAGGTAGTACTAGTGGTGAGTGTTCTGCTGTTGTTATGGGTGACTTCTCACAGGCAATCTTAGGTCTATTCGGATCTGGTATCGAAATTACTGTTGGTGAAGATTCCGATGACTTTGCTAAGAACTTAACATCTGTTAAGGGTGTAGTTGCATTTGATGTTGCTGTAAGGCACGCACAGTCATTTGCTGCAATCTTAGACGTAACCACATAATTGGTTTACTATATGGGGTAGCTATCTACCCCTTTTTTTTTATGAAAATTAAGTGTTTAAAAAACGTTTGTGCAAGTGGTGTTGGTCTAGAGGCTGGCAAAACTTATGATGTATCTACTGTTGATGCAAGCTTTCTTATTAGTATTGGTAAAGCAGAAGAATATAAAGAAACAACAAAAGCAAAAAAAGTAGCAACAAAAAAGTAAATGGCATTTACTGAAGATGCAACAACACAAAATGTATATTTAAATGATTTTGGTCTTACCTGTATATCTGGTAGTACTACTGCGAAAGGTATATTAGAGCAACCTGATCAAATATTGGCAGGGGATATGATTATAAGTACAGAGTATGAGTTAACAGCAAAAACATCTGATTTTGGTTCTTTAGTTTCTGGCAATACTATTACAGTTGATGGTACTGCATTTACAGTTAGAGACGTAAGAAAAGAAAATGATGGTGTATTTTGTAGATTAAGTTTATCTAAAAACTAATGACTACTAAAAGAGAAACAATATTAGCAAGAATTACAACAGTATTAGCAGGTACTACAGGCGTTTCTGATCGTATATTTAGAAGTAGACAAACAGCATTTACAAGAACTGAGACACCTAGCTTAATAATAGAGCCACAAAGTGATACAGCAGAACAAAACACATCTTTGCCTACTTTACACCATACATTATCTGTAACTATAAGTGTAGTGGTAAGCAGTGCGACACCTCACCAAACAGCAGATCCAGTAGTAGAAAGCCTTCACTCAAAACTAATGGCAGATTTAACCTTAAATGGAAATGCTATTGACATACAGCCATCAGATACTTCTTTTGATTTTATAGATGCTGATCAAGGGGCAGTAATAGTTGGCTGTAACTACAACATCATTTATAGAACAAATGTTGATGATTTAACTCAATGATAGTTACATTATTCTTATAAAGGTTTATGATATGTACATAGTGTCTATTAAGTAATCAGGACAATGCCAAAGCTTCACCGTAAAAGATCATTGCTCGCAAAAATCGAGAGTAGNTACGCTAGNGANCCTACTGCTACAGGTTCTGCTAACTATGTAGAAGTTGTTGATTTAGAAATAGAACCAGTAGCAAGTGATGAAGTAGAACAGGAAACTATTAGACCATATGCGGGTAATTATCCTGTTTTATTAGCTAATACAAGAGNTAATGTAAGTTTTGGTGTTTATATGGTAGGTAGTGGTGCTGCTGGTACAGCCCCTAAATACGATCCAATATTAAAGGCGTGTGGTTTATCAGCTAATACAGTATCCTCTACATCTGTTACATATACACCTTCTACTTTAGCCTCTCAGGATAGTGTAACTCTATATGTTAACTATGATGGTGTTAGACATAAAGTAACAGGAGCTAGAGGTACATTTTCTATTAGTTGTGCAGTTAATGAAATACCACGTATAAATTTTGAAATGCAGGGCATATTCAATACTCCAACTGATACTGCTTTACCTACTGTTACAAAGTCACTACAACCTGATCCTGTTTTATTTAAAAACGGNAATACATCTAGTTTTTCTGTATTTGGTTTTGCAGCAGCTTTACAATCATGGGAATTAGATTTTGCTAACGAAGTTATCTATAGGGAATTAGTAGGCGGTACAAAAGAAGCACTTATTACAGATCGTAGGCCATCTGGAACTATGGTTGTAGAAGCTGTTGCACTATCTGATAAAAACTTCTTTACAACTGCTACAGGCACTTCTACTGGTACTAATACATGGGTACATTCTGGCGGTGCTGGTAATATTGTTACTGTATCTTGTCCACAAACTGATTTAGGACAGCCTACATATGAAGAAACAGATGGTATTACTATGTTAAATTTACCTTTCTACGCAACACCAACAGATGCAGGGTCAGATGAATTTTCATTAGCTTTTACTTAGTTGCATAGTTATAGAAAAGGGTTTACCCTAGAAGAGATTATATATTTTTTATGTTTATTTTAAAAAAAGAAGCAACCTTTACACAGCCTATTAAGTTTTATACACCTTCAGATGGTGGGATACAAAAAGAAGAAACATTTGATGCAACTTTTAAAATTATTCCACAATCTAGAATTAATGAAATAAGAGAACAAGCAGATAAAAAACAAAAAGAATTAGATCAAGGCATAACCGATGGTGAAAATATTAGTGATGTACTTATAGCAGATGAAATATTAGTTGGTTGGGATGGTATAACAGATGGTGAAAAAGAAATACCATACTCAAAAGCCACAAAAAAACTTATCTTAGAATATCCATTGCTTGCAAATACTTTAGTTGAAATTTATTTTGCAGAACTTACAAAACAAAAAGCAAAAAACTAGAAGGGGCTGCATTATTTTGGTGCGGTAATCGTGTAATAGATGAAACTGCTAAAGATGACGCTGTACTATTTGATCAGCCCATAGAAGAAAAAGATAAACAAGAAGAAACATACGAAGTATTACCGTCAAATTGGTTAGCTATGACAATATTTGTACAAGTACAAACACAATGGCGTATAGATCAAGGCGTTTTGATTGGATTTGATTACAAAGCTTTAGAGTGGATTTTTAAATTAAATAAAAAACAAATAAAAAAACCTTTAGAAATACTTGCTGACTTACAGGTATTAGAGGCTAAAATAGTAGAAACTGTAAACGATAAAAATAAATAATGGATTTAGCAACCACATATACAATTAAAGCAAGAGTTACAGGACAAGACTCGTTAAACGGTTTAAATAAAGGTTTAGGGAAAGTAAAAGAATCATCTAACAAAACTGCAATAGCTTTTAATAAACTTAAATCTGCTGGTAACAGTTTGATGGGTGTATTGGGTTCTATTGGTGCTACCGCTGCTGTAACTGGTTTTGTTAAAGCTGGTATTGATATGCAAAGAACACAAAAAACTTTAAAAGTACTTACCGAGGAATATGGAGAGCATCAACAAGTTTTGAATTTTGTTGACAAGGCTGCTGAAAGGTTTGGAATAGGACAACATACGGCTACTAAAGGGGTGTCAGATCTTTTTGCAAGATTAAGACCTATGGGTATTAGTTTAGATCAAATAAAAGATACATATTTAGGTTTAAATAACGCTGCATTAAGATATAATTTATCCTCAGCTGATTTAGCAGGTGTACAATTGCAACTAGGTCAAGCATTAGGAAGTGGTGTATTACAAGGTGATGAATTTAGATCAATTATGGAAAGACTACCTGCTATTGGTCAAGCCGTAGCTGATGTTATGGGTGTACAAATTGGCGAGCTAAAACAATTAAGTAGTGACGGTGAATTAACAACTGAGGTTATTATACAAGCTATGCAAAAATTAAAAGATATGGATGTACCACCACCTGATTCATTTAGGTTATATAACAAATCAATGGAAAATTTAAGCACTGTTATTGGTACTAAATTATTACCTGCATTTACACCTTTTGTTAAATTTTTAACAAGTATTTTAGAAAAATTTTCAAATTTACCAGCGCCAGTACAAACAGTAATTGCAGGTGTTACAGCATTAGGTGCTGGCTTAGTGATTATTGCACCTGCTTTAGGTCTTATAGCTACAGGTTTTAGTGCTGTAGGTGCTGCTATAGGTGCGGCTGTAGGTTTCTTTGCTCCTTTTTTAGCTGGCGCAGCAATACCAGCAGCAATTATAGGTTTAGGTGTTCTTATATTTAAATTTAGAGATCAAATAGGTTATGCATTTAAAAAAGTTGGTGAATTTATACAAAACTTTTTCTCACCTTTAACTAATTTTATTGGAAATATATTTAATAATGCTATGGATTTAGCAAGAAATGCATTTAACAGGTTGCCTAATATTGTGCAAGAGGCAATAAAATTTGCAACCGCACCTCTAAGAGGTTTTATAAAATTTATTGAAAAGATTTTAAGTTTGCTAGGTAGAGTAAAAGGATCAAAAATAGATACACCAAAAACTACTGTATCATCAAGTTCAACACGGCCTACATCTAATGTATTATCAAATACGCCACGATCTACATCTACTGTATTAACAAGTACAAAACCATTTACATCTACATCTACATCTTCTAGCAGTACAAGTAGTTCAAGTAGTTCATTACCTAAATCAGATGATTATGCATTTCCAGGGCAAGATATGAGTATTGAGAACATAGGAGCTAAATATGGTATAGATTACTCAAAACAATCGATCCCAAGCAGCAACCCTTTAGTAACCACACAATTACCTAGCGGCGGTTATTCAATTACAAATGTAGGTACAGGTAAACCAAAGCCACCAAATATAAATATACAAACTGGTAATGTTGTACAAATGGATAATACTAATTATGTAACAACTAATCAATTACAAAACGCTGTACAAAGTGCAACAACGCAAACTATGAATTATTTACAAGCTGGTGGAGTTACATATTATTTACCATAATGGCAGATTTTGATATTTTAACTTTTCTTGAATATTATCCAGATAAATCTAATGTTTTAGATAGTAATGGTAAAAGATCTCCTACATTAGCTTATCAAAATTTTTATCAACTAAAACAAAACCTTACAGCAGATTCAGCTATTGATCAAAATATAGAATTTTCATATCTTGCTTTTGATGCTATTGGTTTTGCTTCTACTGAAGCAAGTGATATAAATACATTAACTGTTAATATTGCTGCCACTGCTAATATTGTAGATTTAACCGATACAGCATTGACAGGTGATAGTTTAGTAATTGCATCCCTTTATTTACAATCAATAGGTCAAAATCAATTTAGTAATTCTGCTAGTTTAGTCTGTAGATATAACGGTACAATAGATAATGCAAACATTTTTGATACTACCGTTACATGGTCTGTAACACCTGCTATTTCAAAACAAAAAGCGCAAGTTCCAACCAGGCGTATAAGTAGTGATTTATTAGGGAGGTTTATAGCAACATGAGTGTTATGTTTTTTGCTATGGATATTAATGCAATATTAGAAGATGGTACAGAAGTTACTAATGTAAAAGGTTTTGTAATTGATAATAAAAAAGTATATAAAACATCAGAAGGAACTATATTGACAGGCACAAAAAAAGTTAAAACTATTATTAGTTCAACAATATTAGTACCAGTAGAGCTTTTAAGTTATATTAAAAATATTGAAAACGAATAATTTTGTATTATGGCAGTAAATAGAACAAGTCGTATTGATGAAATTATTGATCCTACTACAGGTTTTGTAAAAGGTACTAATAGATATATCGGAGGTCATCAAGATTTGCAAACCTTCAAAAGGATGCCAATAGGAACTATTTATAAAGGTGGAGCATTTAAAGGTAGAAGGCAACGAAAAGCAAAAGTATCACAAAATATACAAATACTAGATGAAAGCTTAGAAAATTTTAAACACCCAAACAGTAATTTAGATGTTGCACAAAAAATAGCAAATACTGCTGAAACTGTACCTATAATTTTTGGAAAAAGGACGAATAATATTGGTGGTGTATGGATGCAACCAAGCTTAATAAAAGCAGGTACAGATTTTTTTAATCAGAAATTAATTTATGTTATATCTCAAGGTGATATTGCTAGCTCACCTGACAAAGCTAAAGCATACGCTGGTTTGAAAAAACTAATTTTTTTAGAGGATCAATCTATAACAGTAAATCATTTATATAGTACAGCAGCGACATTAGCAACCACGCCTAATTCATGTCCTATTAGTGGTACTGGTTTATATTGTGGTAATAATATTTATTCTTATTTATCAGAAATACTAAAAACATCAGGCTCAAGCTTGTCAAGATCACCAGATCGAGCCGTAGAATTTTTTGATAGAAGAACACTAACTAGAGGGTCAGGCGATACTTCAAATACAACTTTTGTTATGTCATTGCAAGTTTTTGATGCTGAAACAGGTGCAAATGTCACAACAGCCTACCAATCTTATTTAGGGTTTGGTAATATGCAATTTCGTTTTAATGCTAGATACGATTCTAGTTTTAATTTAATTGGTGGAAAGACAGTTGGTACTATAGAAAGTGCAGCGCAGACTCTTGGTATAGGTACAACATTAATAGCACCTGTTACAGGTTCAACATTAACTTCATTACAAGGAGTAAGTAACGGTAGAACAAAATTTATTTTTAAACATACTTTTGTTTCACTTGATACACAAACAAACGCAAGTAATCCAGCAAGTACAGGTACTTTAGAAGGTGTACAACAAGAAACTATAATTGGCACAAGTGCTACTATACAAAATACATCTAACGATAATAGTAGTTTTGCTGATATTACATTTTTAGCGACAACTGGTAACTTATATGAACAGCCTTCATCAGGTACTTTCCCAAGCTCAACAAAACAACTTTATATTTTTTATGAACAAGGTGTAAAAGTTGATTTATTTAGTGCAGGTTTAACAGGTTCTAGTTATACAGTAGGCGCAAGTAATCAATTTATAGATTTAGCAATGTATTTGTTTAAAATATATAAAAAAATTGATGGTAATAATACAGCAGCAATAGTAGCACCTGTAGAACTTTCTAACTTACAAAATTTATCTAGTTTTTGTACTAATAATAGTATGTTTTTTAATGGCATTATTTCAAAAGCTGTTAATATTATTGAGTTTATTTCAAGTGTTGCACCATTTTATTTATTGTCTTTTTTATCAGTAGGAGGTAAATACCAATTTGCACCGATTTTACCTATAAATAGTAGCAATCAAATTGATACAACAGCATTAACACCTGTTGCTACATTTACAGAGGCTAATATATTGCCTAATTCATTTAGAAAAATATATTTAAATGTAGAAGATAGGAGAGATATTGTTGTCAATTGTATTTATACAGATTGTATACCGACTGAAGTAGCAAGACGTAAAACTGTAAGTGTAAGATTTACTAGCAGTAGTTTAGATTCTCCAACTGAACAATATGATTTATCTGAATTTTGTACTGATGTAAATCATTCAATCTTGTATGCAAAATATGAACTAGCAAGACGTAAGCATAGTACACATGATATAGCTTTTAGTACACCTTTACTAACAACTTCTTTAATACCTACTGATATTATAAAGCTAGAATTACAAAGAAAAAATAGTGTAGGTGATGATAGAACAGAAACTAATTATTATCAGGTTACAAGCATTACATATGATAATAACGGCATAAGTAGTATACAAGCTTCACATTTCCCGCTAGATAGTAACGATATTGCTGAAATATCTAAGGAAATAACTACTGGTACTTTTACTGTTTTACAATGACTACTTTTCCTTCTTTAGAGCCATTAAGAACATCACTTGAATATGGTGATTATCCGCAAAATATACATCAAGCTTTAAGCGGTTCAGATGTAAGATTTAAATTAGCAAATAAAAGAATAGAGCAAATTTTGCGTATTGACTATGAACATTTGACTGAATCAGAAGCACAAAGCATACTTACACACTTTAATGATCAAAATGGAACTATTGAAGCGTTTGATTTGTCAGCAATCATTTGGTCAAAATGGTCTACACCACCTGTAGATAGCACAAATTATAAATGGAGATATTTAAGACCTTTGAATATAGCATTATCAGCACCCAATAGATATAGCATATCTGTTGAATTAGTTACTATACCTTTATAATGGCTACTTTTCCTTCTATTGTCCCTAGTAGTAGATTGTTAATTACTGGTGACTTTCCTAATGTATTACAATCCTCATTAAGTGGTGTTACTACTGGTTACAGGAGGGGTAATAGACGTGTTGAACAAGTATTACAACTAAGCTTTGCACATTTAACTGAAACACAAGTAAATTTAATCAGAACACATTTTGATGGTCAGAGTGGTAGTTTTGAGAATTTCTTTTTAACTTCTTCAACATGGAATGGTTACGCAACACCTCCTGTACCTTTAGCAAATGATTTTGCATGGATATATTCAACACCGCCTACTATTACAGACAGTATACCGAGTAGATGGAACGTACAAGTAGAACTAAAAACTGTACCTCTTGAAAGAGGTGAGCTAGTATATGATGCTGGCGATTCATCAGCAACTGCAAGATCTACTATACTTGATGCCTTAACAAGTAGCTCAACACCTGCTAGAACTAATATAATAGACTCAGGGGATTCACTTTTAGTATGACTATTACAATAACAGCATTACAAAAACAAAGAAGGGATACTGCAAGTAATTGGACTACGAATAATACTGTTTTGCTTGCAGGTGAATGGGGTATAGAATCAGATACAAAAAAATTTAAGATAGGTGATGGCACAACTGCATGGCAAGCACTCGATTATGTACCAATACCTGATACAAATAGATTATTAACAGGAAATCTTACGGTAGGCACAAACTTAAATGTAAGCGGAAATGCAGTAGTTACAGGCGATTTGACAGTCAATGGTACAACTACAACAATTGATACGACAACACTTACTGTAGAGGATAAAAATATAGAAATAGGTAAGGTTTCTAGCCCAACAGATACAACAGCAGATGGTGGTGGTATTACATTGAAAGGTGCAACAGATAAAACATTTAATTGGATAGATAGTACAGATTCTTGGACATCATCAGAACACTTTTCTGTATCAGGACAAAAAGAAGTTAGATATTTAGATTCTGACTCGTCACATCATGTAGGATTTAAAGCACCTTCAGCAGTTACATCAAATGTTGTATGGACTTTACCAGCTACAGATGCAGCGGTTAATGGTTATGTCTTAGCTAGTGATGCTAGTGGTAATTTAAGTTGGGTCGATCCAGGTTCTAGTACTAACCCAACTTTTACAGGTGATTTGACCTTACAAAATGATGGAAATATAAGAGGTTTTGCAACAGTACAAGCAATATATACAGGTTCTACAAAAACCTTAACAGTCACAGTTGCAAGTAAAACCGCTGCACATAGATATAACGGTACTGGATCAAGCAATGGATATAAAATAGATGGCTATGAAGCACCTTTTATTACATTGACACCTGGTAGAACATATAGATTTGATCAAGCTGATAGTAGCAATGCAACCCATCCTCTAAGATTTTATCTAGAAGCTGATAAAACAACTGCATATACAACAGGAGTTACTACAAATGGTACAGCAGGTACAAGTGGGGCATATACAGAGATAGCTGTTACAGATACAACACCAATAGTTTTACATTATCAATGCTCGGCTCATGCTCACATGGGTAATAGTGTATCTACTAATTCTAATGTTGTTAACTATAATGATTTACTAAATAAACCAACAATACCAACTAATAATAACCAGTTAACAAATGGCGCAGGGTTTATTGATGGTTCTGCCTTAAATGCAACTAATTTATCATCTGGCACAATACCAGATGCTAGATTCCCTGCAACATTACCAGCAGTAAGCGGTGCAAATTTAACTAATTTACCAGCAGCAGATTTAAGCAGTCTTAATGCTAGTAATTTATCTAGTGGTACAATACCAGATGCTAGATTTCCTGATCCTTTACCTGCCGTTTCAGCTGCAAACTTAACTAACTTGCCAAGTGGTACTGTTGGCGGTGGTAATGAAAAGTTATTTGTAGAAGCAGAAAACCAAATGGATAACAGCTTTACCACAACTTCAAATTTTAACTATGTTGCAGCTAGTCCTATGACTATTGCCTCTAGTGCTACTCTTACAATAAGTGCAAACTCTACNATGACGTTTGTTTAAAAGTAGATATATTTATANATATGATTTACAATANAAAAAANNGATTTTTAAANATGTCAAAAATAATTGTTGATGANATACAAACTAATACAACAAACGGAAATGTAAGAATTATTCCTAACGGAAGTGGTGTNTTAGAAGTAAATGGGTCTTGTACNGCNANNACTTTNTCAGGGTCNGNTGCAANTTTAACTTCNNTNCCAGCAGCNAATNTNACAGGTACATTACCAGCTATTGACGGTTCAAACCTTACTGGTGTCGGTGGTGGTGCCTATGAATTTGTTAAAAAAATACAACCAAGTGTAGCTACCACAACAATTACAGAACATGGTCTAGATTATGACAGTGTATATAAACTTGTATTAAAATACGTTTTGGGGAACTTTAATAATTATTTAAAATTTTACCCTCATTTAGATAATAGTACGACAAGTTTTACACCAGATGGGTCAGGCTTTGATACTTGTAAACAACGTCAAATAGATATTAATGGTGTTTCTTCTGAGATAGAAAGTACTGACCATTGGAGTTTTGGCCAGACTCAAGTTGGCTATGAGTTTGGCGGTTCTATAGATTTTTGGACGGGTTATCGTCCTTGGATTATTGGAAATGTAAGATATCTTTATAATGATGGTTTTGTACAGTTATACGGAAGAAAAGGTCGTGTAGCTAACACTAACAATGATTCAAACCAAACATTCACATATGCAAAAATGAATGGTTTTACATTAAATCTTAATGGGTGGGATTTCACAACTAGTACTGAACTTTTGTTGTATAAACATAAGGAGTCCTAATGAACAAATTAGTAAATGGGGTAGTAGTTCCTTTAACTACTGAAGAAATTGCGGAGGTAGAAGCATTAAGGGCTGCTGCACCTTCAGAAACCGACATTAAATGGCAACAAATAAGAAATCAAAGAAATCGCTTACTGTTAGAAACAGATTGGGTCGTTACAAAAGCATCTGATACAGGAGTTGCTGTAAGTAATGAGTGGAAGACTTATCGTCAAGCCTTAAGAGATGTACCAACTCAATCCGATCCAGATAATATTACATGGCCGACAAAGCCGAGTTAAAAAGGTAAAATACAAATAATGCACTTTTAATTACTATGTCAACAGTAAAAGTAGAAGAAATACAACATCCAAGTAATTCTAATAATGCTGTATCTATTGCATCCGATTCTAGTGTTAGCCTTAAGCATAGCGGATCTGCAAAGCTGGCAACTACATCAACAGGCGTAACTATCACTGGAGCGTGTGCTGCAACTACTCTTTCGGGATCATTAACAGCATCTACTGGTACGTTTACAGGTGAAGCTATTTTTCAAAAAGAAATAACCGAAACAGTTTTTGCAATAACAGATGCTTCTTCAGTAGCCTTAGATCCCATTAATGGAATGATACAAACTTGGACATTAGGAGCAAATAGAACTGCAACAGATAGTCTTACTACAGGTCAATCTATGTTACTTATAATTACGGCAAGTAGCTCTAACTATACTTTGACATGGCCTACTATGACTTGGGTAGGCGGTTCTGCACCAACATTAGGGGGAGCTACACCAACAGCAATAGAATTATTTAAAGTTGGCAGTACATTATATGGTGCAACTGTTGGAGATTTAGGTTAATGAGATCGCACAGACTTCGTGCTGCGGCTGGTGGTGATTCTGGGGAAATAGTTGCTGGTGCTGTNTTGCATTGGGANTTTGGNGATACTAATTGCTGGAATAGAACTAACTCAACAGTCACAGACTTGTCTGGTAATAATCGTAACGGTACTATACAAAATTACAACACAAGTAATGAATCACATTCATATAATTCAGGTAAAGGGGGGTATTTAGAAGCTTCTAACTCAAGTGGTGCACAATATACTATGGAGGGAATAGATGGCGGAGGCTTTAGAACAAGTGGTGGATGGTGGGGATCAAGTAATTGGCCACATACATTAGAATTTATATCTGATACTCGTTTAAACAGATATAAACACACTACTGCACAGTCTTATTCATATACCACACAAGATGCTTTAATAGATACTAGATTTATATTTATTAGTGGTGGTTTTCAATTTAATCGCTATTCTCTTCTAATTACAGGAGATGGATCAGGTGGTGGGTATCCTAATGGAGATACAAATAATGAAATAAGTGAATTTGGTATCGGTGCTGTTGGAACTCAAGCTTTCAGTACAGCTTTTAGAGATATTAATGATTATTCTCCTAATGCAAATTTACTATATTCTCGCCCTTCTGATAGTAGCAATTCAGGTTGGCAGCAACTTATAGTTACTACTGCCAGTAATAGAGATGTAAAAATGTATCGAAATGGTACTTTAATTTATAGTGTAAATAATACAAATATTAATCAAAATGAACAAACAAGCACTTTTAATTCTCTTTTGNCTCCAGTGGAACGTTGGTTTAGAGCGCAAGGTGGTTGGGGTGTAATTAGAGGTTATGATAAAGCTTTAACTGCTGCTGAAGTTTTAGGGCAATATAATGCCCAAAAGTCCCGTTTTGGGATTTAACGATTAAATTATTATTATGAACTACGCAATCATTGATGGTACTACTGTAAAAAGCACTGGTACGATCCAACAATTATTTCCGAATACAAGTTTTAGTATTGCTGGGGTAAATGCAGATTTCTTAACTGCAAATAATGTAGTAGAACTTGTAGAAAATCTTAGTTTTACAACTCCAACACAAAAATTATCTATTGTAGATGCTTATGTTGATAGTGGAAAAGCTTACAGTGTGAAAGTAGAATCAACAACTTCAGAAGAACAGACTACTCTTACAAATCAACAATGGTCGAGTATAAGGTTACAAAGAGATAATTTATTAAAAAATACGGATTGGAGAGCAAGTAGTGATTTAACTTTATCCGATGATTGGAAAAATTACAGACAAGCTCTAAGAGATGTACCGACACAATCTGATCCATTTAACATTACTTGGCCTACAGCACCTAGCAGTTAACACTTGATAAGACAAAATACTAAATTAACAGTAAAATTAACATAAAATCGTAATTATTATGTCAACAGTAAAAGTAGAAAACATACAGCATAGACAAAGTAGCGATGACGCAATATCACTTGCTGCTGATTCATCGGTTTCTCTTAAACACTCTGCATCCGCTAAATTAACAACAACAAGTACAGGAGTTGATATTACTGGAACGTGTACTGCTACATCAGTTACAGCAGCAGGTGGAACATTTACAGGTGGTATTACTGTAGATGCAATTAATGACACTGTATTTGCAATTACTGATGCCTCGTCTGTTGCTTTAGATCCTGATAATGGGATGGTGCAAACTTGGACGCTTGGAGCTAACAGAACAGCTACCGATAGCCTTACAACTGGTCAATCAATGCTTCTTGTTATAACAGCATCCAGTAGTAATTACACTTTAACTTGGCCGACAATGACTTGGAGTGGTGGATCTGCCCCAACTTTAGGAGGTGCAACACCAACAGCTATTGTTTTATGGAAAATAAGTAGTACTCTCTATGGTGCAACCGTAGGGGATCTTGGATGACTAATAAATTTATACTTGCTGCTGCTGGCGGTGGTGTTGATCCTGTATCTACTAATTTATTAGTACATTATGATTATGGAGATACTAATTGTTGGAGTAGAGGTACTAGTGCTACGATTACAGACTTAACTGGCAATGGTTATAATGCAACAATATATGGAAGTTCGTCTGATTTTGAGTATAAATCTTCTAAAGGTGGATATATAAGATTAATAGAAACTAACACTAATAAAAAGAACATTACCGCACCTAGTGATGGTGGAAGTAGTGGAGGTTCTTTTCCACAAGCTATAGGTACAGGGGCTTTTACAATGGAATGGGTTAGTGATCAATATTTTGCAACTGGTGAACTTGTATATACTCCACAAGGTCAAGATTATGTATACAGTAATTCAATTTTACTTTATTGGAGTGAGGCACTTATAAGAACTCCTAGATTTTTAGGTTTTCATTGGGATAATATTAGTGGCACTACGTGGGTGTTAGAAGGGCTAAATTTAAATAACACAAATACATATGTTGATGATGGAAACACAGCCGCAAGCTTGATAACAGACTCTTCTAATAATTATATAGGTTATACAGGTAATAATACTGGATGGCAACACTGGTCTTTAACTAGAGATTCTTTTACTTCTAGTACTACTAATAACCTTAAATTATATATAAATGGTGTTCTTCGTTATACAGCAACTAACCGTAATGATCTTAATGCTCCTAATGATGGTTTTTTTGGTATGTGGAATAAAAGACAGATAACTATAGCTAGTATAGGAAATCATGGACTTTTTAAAGTTTATAGTGCAGCACTCACAGCAACAGAGGTAACACAAAATTACAATGCATATAAACCACGTTTTGGTATTTAAATCACTTTTTTGTTGTTGTTGTCATTTGTTTTGTTAATAAACCCATTGTTAGATATAAAGGGGTTAATGCCATAATTCCTGTAAAAGTTATAATAGTAACAGGTAC